GAAGCAAAACTATACTTGAAAGTAGATGGGGATGAGGACAATGCACTCATCTCCTCTTTTATTAGTACCAGTGAGGAACTGTGTGAGAACATATTGAGATTCTCATTATCTGAATTTGTTACAACTCCTGAATCTGTGAGACAGGCAGATCTTTACTGCATAGCAAATCTTTATGAGAAAAGAGAAGACTTGAATATGAAGGAAGTCATTGGAGTCATGATTGGACTTCTTTCACCATACCGGAAAGACGGGTGGTAGGTATGACAATTGGCGAAATGAGACATCGCATTACGATTCAGAGAATAGCAATAACAACAAATGAGAATGGGTACGAGGTTGAAAGCCCTGAAGTAGTAAACGAAGTGTGGGCAAAGGTTTCTAACCTGCATGGAAGCGAGTTCTTTGCGGCTAAGGCAGTCCAGTCAGCGAATACTGTAAAGTTTACAATAAGATACATTAGTGGTCTGGACCAGTCAATGCAGATCATTTTCCAGGATAAGGGCTACAACATAACCTCCATTGATAATATCAAGTACCGAAATGAGTATATTGAGATACGAGCCAAGGAGGTGGACTCTATTGGCTAGAATTAATCTTGAGGGAATGCAGGAGCTAATTGATAAGGTGAATAAGCTTGGCGATAAGGGTGAGGCCATTAAGAAAAATGTTTTAAGTAAGGCAGGCGACATGGTTAAGAAAAGCATGGAAGAGAAAGCACCCAGATCCAAGGACACTAAAAAGCACATGGCTGACCATATCAAGGTATCAAAGAAAGAGAAGGTTGATGGAATTGATTTTGTGAATATCGGTCCTACTAAGGATGATGCATCAGAGTTCTATTACTCTAAGTTTACAGAGTACGGTACATCAAAGATACCTGCCCAGCATTGGGCTGAGAAGTCACTTAAAGAAAACCAAAGAGATATCAACACTGTGATAAAAGAGGAATTGGAAAGGGGGCTTAAGGAATTTGAATAAGAAGATATTAGAAACATTGACTCCACTTGGGCTCCCAGTAAAATTCCAGAAGCATTCAGGAGCAGCGAGTCAATACATAACATTCCATGAATACTACCAAACTGGGGAAGCTTATGACGATGACGAGGAAAGCCTGACGGGTAGATATTTCCAGGTTGATATATGGTCAAAGACAGATTACGAAGTCATTGTAATTCAAGTAAAGAATCAGATGAAGAATGCTGGATTCACTCGAATAGATGAAGCTGATCTCTTTGAACCGGACACAGGGATTTACCACAAGGCGTTGAGGTACTACTACATAGAAGAAAGAGAGGGATAAAATGCCTAGACAGATTGGACTTAAAGACATTCACATAGCAACTATAACAAAGGACGATGACACTGGAGCCACTTACGGAACACCTGAAAAGCTCGAGAGAGCAGTAAGTGCAAAGATATCACCTAAGGTAAACTCAGAGAATATATACTCTGACGATATTGTCGAAGATGTCATTTCAGCTTTCGACAGTGTTGAGGTTGAAATTGAACTGAACCAGCTTTCATTGACTAGCAGGGCCACACTACAGGGTGCAAAGGTGGTAAAGGGAGTGCTAATTGAAAGTAAGGATGACCTACCACCAACTATTGCCATGGGTTTCAAATCCAAGAAAGCAAATGGAAAGTACAGGTTCGTGTGGCTTCTGAAGGGAAAGTTCGAGCTGACATCTGACGAATTTGATACTGAAGCAGGAAAGCCTGCACCAAAAAGCTCCAAGCTTAAAGGCATATTCTTTGCTAGGGATTTCGATGGAAACTACAGGTTCATAGCAGATGAGGACGAAGTAGGAGCGGATTTACCAATAATCTCTGGATGGTTTACAGGAGTTCCTGCAGAGCCAACTCCGATTTAGCTTAAACATATGTCATACAATAGGTCTAATATTCAAAAAGTTCATATATTCAGATAATGTTAATATTCAATGTGATATAATGAATATGTACACAAGTTTTGTTTTCAAAATCGTTGAAAATATAACTTATAAGTTGTATAATATTATAAGTGGGTAGGATTATTACCTATGGAGCATGGAATTATAAAATTTCAAAAAATTGAATATCCAGAAGCGAATAAATCTAATTATGTATTTGTGTATAGTCTTTTCAACGATGAACTAAGAGAATTATTAGAGAAGAGTGGTTATGTTGCTAAGTTTTCTACTGAATACGCGAAAGCGATTCGTTTTCTAGAACATTTGAAAACTAATTGTATTCATGCTTCAAAGATATTTGAAAAACTTAAGAGTGCTAATGGATTATATTCGATGAAACTGAAAGGTGAGAAGAATATCCGAATTCTCTTTGTTTTTAAATCCACTGATACTCGAGATATTGCAATCCTGTTGACTTGTTTCCAAGAAAAGGATAAAGAAGATTATCGAGCTGCAATTAAGTTAGCAAATGATAGAGTCGAGGAAATAGACAAGGGTACTGCAAGGAGGAAATAACATGATTAACAAGGAATTATTAGTTGAAGCAAATAGCTTCTTTGATAAGGAGGATGATGTATTTAGAAGAGAAATCGAAGTTGAGTTATTACTAGTTGATATTGCAAGTGAATTTATAAAATATAGAGTTGCAAAAGATATTTCACAGAAGGAACTTGCTAAGATACTAGGAATTACTCAAGCAATGGTTTCAAAGCTTGAAAGTGGAGATTATAATCCAACTATTAAATTTCTTTTTGAGATATGCCAAAAGTTAGATTGGGATTTTAATGTCAATATTAACTCACATACTGAAAAATCAGGGTATAATTACATGACTCAAACTAATGAATTTGACTCATATGCATATAATTGTATAGGATTAGCATCATGAGTGAATTTATATCGCCATTTAGGATTGACCGAAACAGTGTAACAAGCTTTACTTTATCTCAGAAAGAGCTACTTGTTCCTATTAGCTCCGTAAATGTGAGCATTGGGGCAGATTACAAGATTTCTAAAATAAAGTCGGTTGATGAGAGCCATTCTGCTCAAGTAGATTTGAAGTTGCGAGTAGATGGAAAGCATGATAATAAGTCTGTGTTCTCAATAAAGATGACTATGACGGGTTATTTTAGTGTTGATGCAAAAGAGCTAGATACTGAAAAGTTCACTAGAATGCTTGAAATTAACGGCCTTACCACACTAATGCAGCTAAGTAGAGCGTACATTACTACAGTAACTGCATTGTCTGGATTTGGTAGACCAATTAACTTCCCAATGGTTAATGTATTAAAGTTAGTGGAAATGAAGAAAAATAGCCAGCTAAGAGACGAAGCCTTAGAAGATAAAAAATAAAAAATAAAATATAACGATAATAAAAGATCATTTTCGGATGATCTTTTTATTTTGAGGGGTTACTATGAAGGGAAATAATATAAAGGACAAAGGTATCAAGTTTACACTTGGAGAGAAAGAGTATGAATTGAAGTTCAACCTAAATACATTCTGTGAGCTGGAAGAGATTTATGGTGACTTAAACAAGGCCTTCGATGATCTCCAACGGATGAAGATAAGGGCAGTGAGGGCCCTGGTGTATTCAGCAGTAAAGGTCGAGGATGATTCGGCAACATTGAAAGTCATTGGTTCACTTCTTGGCTTAGATGATCTTGAAAGGCTCGGAACGGTGATCAATAAAGCATTAAGTATAGCAATGCCTGAGGTTGAAGAAACCTCGGGGGAAGTGACAGCCACTCAGGTTCCATAGATTGGGATTGGGAGTGGCTGTTCTATTTGGGGACTGTGATCCTCAAGATGACTGAAGAGCAGTTCTGGAATTCAACTCCAAGAAAGCTTCATGGTATGTTTAGAATCCATAAAGCGGTTAATGGCATTGATGACGATAGAGTTGACACGATAGACAACATTCCATTGTAAGGGAGGTGGTAAATTTGGCTGGAGGAAGTAGTACAGTAGTAGCAAGAATCGGTCTTGATGATACAGGGTTCCAGGAAGGAGTCAATAAGATACAGAGAAGCTTGAAGCTTGTGCAGAGCGAATTTACCGCAGCCAGTGCAAAACTTGGAGACTTTGGAAAGTCAGCGGAAGGATTGAAGCTAAAGGCAGACAGCCTTAATCAACAGATTGAGATACAGAAGGGTAAAGTCGAAGCTCTCTCCAAGAGTTACCAAGAGAGTGTGGAGAAGAAAGGTGAAGACTCCAAGGCGTCTGAGAACCTAAAGATAAAGCTAAACTATGCAAATGCAGAGCTTAGCAAGATGCAGCAGGAGCTGAAAGATACATCTGAGGAGCTAAAGAAGAAAACATCTGTCTGGAACACTTTGTCTGAAGCCTTGGATAAGGCCGGCGACAAGATGAAAGCAGTTGGAGAGAAGATGCAGTCTGTGGGGAAAAACCTATCAACAGCTGTGTCACTTCCAATCCTAGGAATAGGAACAGCTGCAACTAAGATGGCTATGGATGCGATTGAATCAGAGAACCTATTCGAAGTATCTATGGGTGGACTTGCTGGTGAAGCTAGAGGGTGGTCTGAAGAGATGTCAAAAGCCCTTGGCCTTAACGCATACAACGTGAGGAGCAATGTTGCAACATACAATTCTATGCTTTCGTCCATGGGATTGGCTTCAGATGAGTCACTAAATATGTCTGAAGGACTAACAACACTAGCTTATGACATGGCTTCATTTTATAACCTTAATCCGGATGAAGCATTCAATAAACTTCGAGCTGGTATAACTGGAGAGGCTGAACCGCTTAAAGCTCTTGGAATACTAGTTACTGACAATACAATGAAGACGTATGCCTACACCCATGGAATAGCCGAGCAAGGTGCTGAGCTTACTGAAGCTCAAAAGGTACAGGCCAGGTATGGTGTGATCCTTGATTCAACAAAGAATGCCCAGGGAGACCTGGCGAGGACCATGGACAGCCCGACCAATAAGATAAGGGCGATGAAAGAACAGGCGGAGCAGATAGGAATTCAATTCGGTCAGATCCTTATCCCAATCCTTGAAAGCCTGATCGGAGTAGTTAAGCCACTGATGGATAGCTTCCAGGGACTAACTAAAGAGCAACAGGAAACCATTGTGAAGGTTGCTCTTGTGGCTGCGGCTGTGGGGCCTGTGATCCTTGTCATAGGCAAGGTCGTATCAATAGTGGGTGCCGCTGTGTCGGCCTTTAGTGCGGTTTCAGGGGCAATTTCAGCAGCGGGCGGAGTTCTAGCAATTGTAACCGGACCTATAGGAATAGCAGTTGCTGCAATCGGCGGTCTCATAGCTATAGGAGTGCTTCTATATCAGAATTGGGACACTGTAAAGGCAACTGGAATTAGTGTGTGGAATGGAGTTACAAGTACTGTATCAAGCTCGATTAACAAGGCAAGAGACGCTGTGAAATCAGCAATTGACGCCATAGTCGGTTTCTTCAAGAATTTAAAGCTGCCTGAATTCAAGCTGCCTCAGATCAAGCTCCCACACTTTGAGATAGAAGGGAAATTCAGTCTTGCACCACCACAAGTACCAACCTTTGGGATCAAGTGGTACAGAGAAGGTGGACTTATGCTGGATCCTACAATATTCGGATTCGATGGGACATCATTCCTCGCTGGAGGAGAATCAGGCACCGGTGGTGAGGCTATACTGCCACTAAATCGAATTGTGCCTATTATGGCAGATGCGATGAGGTCACTAAGTATGGGTAAAGGGGACGAGTTCAGGGAGATGATCTATTTACTTCGACAGATAGCTGAGAAGAAAGTTGATGTGTACCTTGATGGAAGGAAGCTTACAAGTGGACTATATAACTATTTTGATGAGTTGATGACAAGAAGTTTGGCAGATGAGAGGCTATCGAGAGGAGGAGCATACTGATGGGATCATACTTTGAATTCAAAGGACAAGATTCAAGAGACTATTCCATTGTTGTGAATACCCTCCCTCCACTTCAGGAAGCAAAGGAAGATGGGGAATTTCTTAAGGTTCCTGGTAGGGATGGATTTTTATTCCAATCCTTCGGGAGCCTTTCGCCTATTGAGAAAGAACTTGAAATCACTTTGAAGGACCTTAGCATGTTGAACGAAATCAAGACCTGGCTAAGGGGTGAAGGAAATCTAATTCTATCAAGTGAACCGGATGTGTTTTACAAGGCGAGGTTAAGTGGACCAATTGACTTCAAGAAGCTCATATACCTAAGAACAGCAAAGTTAAAGTTCGCATGCCAGCCTTATGGGTATCTTGAGAGTGGATTGATGCTCCAGACTATCACAGTCCAGGGGGATTTTGTGAATCCTGGTACTGCTGCTTCAAGGCCATTAATCACAATATATGGTTCGGGAAGCATTACGCTGAAAGTGAATTCTAAGAATGTGATCCTAACAAATGTTGCGGACTACGTTACTCTGAACAGCGAAACCGAGGAATCATATAAGGACCTTCTCGGAAAGAATAATGACATGCAGGGAGAGTTTCCAATACTCAATCCTGGCACAAATTCAATTTCATGGACAGGAACTGTGACAAAGCTTGAGATAGTGCCTAACTGGCGAAATCTGTAGGAGGTGGAGGTTTGATCAGGCTATTTGAAAAAGATGCAACAACCTTCACATCCAACGGAATTACATTACTGAATAACCTTATTAAGGCTACCACTAAAGAAGTCCTAAACGGTCTTTACAGTGCTGAATTTGAAGCTATATACGATACTACTGGGAAATGGAAGGAAATCATAGAGGGTCGGATAATCCATGCTGATGGCCAACCCTTCAGGATACATAGGACTAGAAAAGGAATGGCTAGCCTCTACGTGTATACGCGTCACGTGTTTTGGGACCTTATCTATAATGAGGTCAGAGACATTAGACCAACTAATAAAGGAGCTCAAGCTGCCCTGGAAGATGTTCTTGGGGCAGCTAATTATTTGCATCCATTTACGGCTTTCTCGGATATTTCAACACCAGCGACTCAGTACTTCATCAATAGGAATATTGCTGACTGCATCATGGGCAACGACAGTATAATTACAAGATGGAATGGAGAGCTGAAGCTTGATGGATGGCTAATTTCTATTCTTACCCAAAGAGGACAGGACAACGGAGTGACCATCTCGTATAGGAAGAACATTCTAGATGTTGAAGTAACGGAAGATTACGAAGCACTAGTAACCAGGATTCGGCCTAAAGGTAAAGAAGGACTAGAACTCCCTGAGATCTATGTGGATAGTCCATACGTTGGATCTTATGGCTTTCCTAGGATTAAGGAAGTGGAGTTTGAAATCGGCATAGATGATGAGACTACAGAAGGAGAGGCGATTATACAGCTTAGAGAGGCAGCTACTTCATACTTCACCGATACAAAGTGCGACCTCCCAGACACTAATATCAAAGTGGATATGTTAAACCTGGAAAATACCGAGGAATACAGAAACTTCAAGAACTTAGTTAAGGTAGCTTTAGGGGATACAGTAACCTGCAAACATACTGACCTAGGTATAGACCATAAATCCAGAGTCATAAGTATTGAGAAGGACCTGCTTCTTGGCGGAACATCAAAGGTTGAAATTGGTGACTTCCAGGAAAGAATATTAGGGAGAATTGCAGAGATTTCTGATGTCCAGAAAACCTTAGCCCAGACTGTGGAGAGGAACAACTCAGATTTAAACGCAGCAATACTAAACGCAACTTCGCTAATAACAACTGCTCTTGGTGGTTATGTGCTAAAGCGCAATGGCGAGATTCTCATCATGGATACCGAGGATCCGGCAACAGCAACACAGGTTTGGCGATGGAACATCAATGGTCTAGGATATAGCTCTGGACCAGGGGCAATTAATGGGCCTTATGGAATTGCAATGACCATGGATGGCAAGATTAATGCCAGCTTCATCACATCGGGTGAGCTCGATGCAGCAATCGTTAAGACGGGAACAATTGAGTCCGACAAGCTTAGCGTAGATGCAAAGCAGGTACTATTTGAAATGATCGATGTAGGTGCCACAAATCTACTTGAAGATAGTGAAAGAGAGAGAACAAGTACTTCAGAATATATTGGAGTTCGTATTTATGAAATATTAGAAGCCCATCCAGGAAAAGAACTTACATTCAGCTTTGATTTGAAGTCTGCTATAGCTGGCGATATAGCTGTTTATGCGCTTGGAGACTATAACATTAACTACCTGTATTTCCCTGCAACTAATGAATTTCAAAGATTTAGTTATACACTTACACCAGTAAAGACAGGAAGTGCAGGTTGGGCGGACTGGTCTTTTTATGGTGTTTATTCAAGCGGAAAGATACCTACCATTAGACGATTAAAAATTGAGATTGGAAACAAAGCAACAGACTGGTCTCCACATCCCAAAGAACTATACTCTGGAATAACTCGAATTGATAAAGACGGTATAAATGTTGGTACATTGATTATTACGCGTTTTCGATACCCCCGATACTCACCTGAAGACCGCTAGTATTTTCTATGGAGTCCAGCATATTTTCCATTGATACTCAATTAAAGTCCGACTGTATATCTAATAAGTCCGCCTATCTATAGAATGAACTTGTAGCGTATAGCTACAGAATAGAAAGGAGGCTTATTATGGCCATTAAAATCAAAGTCAAACTCATTCTGGAACTTCGTGCATCACTCATGTCAAGGAATTCGATTGCACAGTTGCGAGGCATGTCCAGAAACTCTGTCACTTCTGTCTTTCGTATTGCAGATCAAATGGGGATAACCTATTCTGACGTCAAGGATAAAAGTCCTGATGAGGTCTATAGGATGTTCTTTCCTGACAAGTATGCTGTAGAATCGCTCTACCAAGCACCAGACTATGAGTATGTACATTCAGAACTTAAGAAGGTGGGAGTCACACTTAAACTGCTTTGGAAGGAATACCAGGATAACTGTAACGTTACTGGCACAATGTCCATGGGGTACACAAAGTATTGCAGAGGCTATCAGGAACATACAATATCTAACAAATTGACAAACCATCTCGAACACAGACCTGGAGTTAAGGTGGAGGTTGACTGGTCTGGGCCTACCATGTCTTTTACCGACAAGCAAACCGGGGAGATTATCACTGTCTATCTCTTCGTGGGAACCTTGCCTTACAGTCAGTACTCATACGTTGAGCCATGTCTTGACATGAAGCAGAATACTTGGCTGAGATGCCATGTCCACATGTATGAATACTTCAGGGGTGTACCGATAAGGACCGTGAGCGATAACCTTAAAACCGCTGTTATTAAACACCCAAAAGAAGGAGATATCATACTAAATGATGAGTATGAGGCGTTGGCTCAGCATTATGTAACTGCAGTAATGCCTACAGGTGTGAATAAACCTAGACAGAAATCTTCTGTCGAAGGAACTGTAGGTAAAATCGCAACAGCCATTATCGCAAGACTTAGAAATAGAAGGTTTGCATCCTTTAATGAATTGAAACTTGGAGTTAGCGATGCACTTGATGATTTCAATAAGGCTCCATTCCAGATTCGTGAAGGTAGCAGGATTGAGATCTTTGAAGGCGAAGAGCATCAGTACTTACATTCATTACCAGAGATTCCATATGAGATAGCAGATTGGTTCTATCAGCGATCCATAGGCCTTGATTCCCACATTGTGTTGGCAAAGAATAGGTATTCCTGTCCGCATCAATACATCGGAAAAAAAGTAGATGTCAGAGTATCCGAGAATTTATTGGAAATATACTATATGGACCAGAGAATAACTACACACAAGAAATTTCCAAGCTATATAACCAACAAGTATTCCACCCATGAGGAGGATATGCCCGACCATTTCAATAAACCAGAATGGGATGATACTAGAATTGTTAGTTGGGCTTATTCAGTAGGCAAAAATACTGGTAAAGTCATTGAAAAGATATTCTCCAGTGTAAAAATTAAAGAACAGGGATATAACCCATCCCTGTCCGTCTTACGCCTCAGCAAAACCTATTCGGAGGCTCGTCTCGAAACCGCCTGCGAATTAGCCCTGACGAAAGTCAATGTGCCTCGGTACCATCATCTTAAAACAATCCTAGCATCCAATCAAGACCAAGTATTCTTAGGGAACAAGCGAAACCAAGCATTACACTCAACGGATGGTGAAGGTTATGTTCGCGGGGCTGAATACTACGGAGGTAAGATAAGATGATACACGATGAAACAAGACGCAAACTCAGAGCACTTAACTTAGATGAGCTGGTAGAGTATCTGGATATGCATATTACGGAATCAGATAAGCTTGAACTATCTTTCGATGAAAAACTCCAACTGATGGTTGAATATCTGTATCAAACAAAGTTTAACATTAAAACAGAGCATCTCATCAAATTGTCAAAATTTAGACTGCCACGGGCAGAGTTGAACGATATCCACTATGTACAACGAGGAATAGACAAACATAAGATGCTTGAACTCGGAACGTGTGAGTTTATGGAGAAATACAAAAATATCGTATTTCAAGGCTTTACAGGATCTGGAAAAACATACCTAGCCTGCGCCATAGGAAAGCAGGCATGCAAACAGCAGTACCGAACCCGGTATATCCGAATTCCAGATCTCCTCATGGAGTATGACGAATACAGACTAATACCTACTGGAACACAAAAACTCTTAAAGAAATACTCAGCATACCATCTCCTGATTCTAGACGAATGGCTTCTTGAAGAGACGTCGAATGATGAGAGGTACTTCCTTTTTGAGCTTATAGAGCGCCGATACGGCGCTGCTTCCACTATCTTCTGTACCCAGTTCCGGAAGGAGGATTGGCATGGAAGGTTAGGTGGAGGTACACAGGCTGATGCGATAATGGATCGAATTGTGCATGATGCCATCAATATTGATACAGGCACTCTCAATATGAGAGAATACTACTCCTCAAGGAGATGATGCATTAATTCGGACTCTGGTTGAGTAATAGCGGACTTCAAAGAAGTATTACCGGTACGGGTCTTCGACCCTACCGGTATCCCTGACGAGAAATAATCAGTACATCAAGCAGCAGTATAAATACACAGCTTTTATATGACGGATTGAGGGTTAAGGACGGAACGACTGAGCTTGCCTCTTTTGGTGGTGGTGGTGCTGTTGTGCCTAACCTACAAGCAACAACGATTCGTGGTGACGTGCTAAATACCATGAGTGGCTATAAGGCGTTACACGTAGGTAGTGGGCAAACCTATTCAACCGTAACAGATGCACTTAATTCGCTGGGGAGCACTTCCAAAATACTGACTGGTTATCAGGCTATTGACATCATAGTTCATGGAACTATCAATGATTTCATTGATATAAGTGGCTTTCAAGGGGATGGCTCTCTTGCACTGTTTCTTTACAATGGTGCTGTAATTAATGGGTTTCTCTTGATTCGTAATAATAACTGCAGGGTGACGGTAGCCAGTAACGGTACAGGAAAGGGAACTATAAAACGTTCCGGCACTTGGAACGGTATGTATACTCCAGTCACCCTTCTCACCAATAAATTTGTAACTATTGAAAACATAAATATTGATGGAGACACAAACTACGCCTCTGGAATAGACATAAAAACTGGTGGCTATTCTTATATCAATGAGGTTGACATTGTTCGTACCACGCAGGGTATCTTTGCTATAGGTGGTGCAATGGTAACTGCCTACAACAATAAGGGGAATGTGGCCGATGTAGGCGTTTATTCGCTTTATGGTGCAGTAGTATTTTTATTGGGAACAATACCTAATGGTACAGGTCCTGACACCTACACTTCAGTCGGAAGTATTTACTCTTATGGCACAATTACTCCTACCAATAGTTCATACAGCCCACCGGCAGCAACACCAACAGTCTTTACAAGTACATTTGTTCATACCAGTGTTTATACCGTAGTCCACGATACAACAACAGTGGATACCTACTATGGCGCTTCAGCCTGCCAGAATAGATGGGATTCCACCATGGGATGGAAAGATGGTGTGTTTACCTTTGGCTCGGATATCTACAATTATTGGCAAGGGGGATATAACGTCCTTATCGAAATGAGGCTCAGAAGGAAGAACAGTGCCCATGGATCATCGGGAGGTGTAGCACCAGCACCGTATAACTTTAGCCCTTCAGAGGCTTTCAACGCAGTCGGACGAGGAATTTGGACGGACTGGACAACCGTTACTTCAAGCGTATTTGGCTCTGGTGGGGCAACACTCAAGTTCTATAACGGAGTACAGGGCTCGGCAGGCTACGCGATTTGGGATGCTGTGGAAGTCAAGGTGACGGTCACTAAGAATATATAGGAAGGAGCGATATTTAATGTTTTACTTTGATGATGGCACCTGGCGACCTGCCAAGAAAAAAGTAACCTATTCATTAAGAAAAACCGAGTATGACAATGAAATCGAAAGATTCATAAATAATCCGGCCTTCACTGATGTTGTTGTGGAGGATAACCTTCTGAATAATGAAGAGCTTGCAAGGCTCGAAGCGGTGAAACATTCATATGGAGTTGGTCTGACAGAATTGATCCGGTTTGTGAAAGAGGGTATATTGCCACAACAAGTCTCTGAGGACTTTGTAGCCAAGGTTTCCGAAAGCGAAGAACGTGCAGTAATCCTGAGTGCTATTGATATAAATGCTATGCCTTTGGAAAACCTAATCAAGATGAAAAGCATCATTCGCGAGTTCGAGATTGGTGCTTTTTACAATGTGGGTGAAGTTATCTCATATAGTGACGAGGTCTATATAATACTTCAGGCTCATGTCTCCCAGACTGATTGGTTGCCTAGTGCAGTACCTGCATTATATAAGCATAAAGCATCGGAAGGAGTCATTCCAGATTGGATCCAACCTACAGGCAGCCATGATGCTTACAATACTGGAGATATGGTAACATTTGCTGAGCTTATATATGAATCACTGATTGATGGAAATGTGTGGAGTCCCGATGCATATCCGATAGGTTGGCAAAAAAAATTCTAAAATAGCCCATTTACCCTCTTTTCAAATAAGAACGTATGTTCTATAATGTGTTTACACAAGAAGAGGGAGTGGTAAAAATGAAAAGTAATTTACTTGAGGTCGAGACACTGGCATATAGCAAACCAGGAGAAGCACCCAGGCCAGTTACATTCAGGTTCATGATTAATGACGAATATATGAAAGGCTCAGTTAAGAAAATTAGAGATAAGAAGGAAGAAAAGCTTGCTGGTAATGTTATGTACACTTACCTCTGTGATGCTGTTGTAGAGGATAGAGCAACAACAGTTAAAATGAAGTATGAAAGAGATACTATGAAATGGTACATATTTAACCTGTAACAAATAAATAGACTACATAACAAAGAGGAGGCTATTATGGCATTTATCAACAAGCGCACCTATGAAATTGCTCACAAAATAAACGAGATGTATGGAACAATACCAGACGATTTTTTCGAGGTAGATGAACTAATTGCACCTGCTATATCACATCTGAATAAGAGGGGATATGATACAATTTCCAGTTGTAGTGGGCATGCATTTCCTGAACTTAGAGCATTTCGTCAAAGTAAAAACCAGACGTCAAGTATGGTTCGTAGTAAGTCATTATCAAAAGGTACAAATCTAATTGATGGTATGCCATACGTAATGAGCATTGATACGTTTTACGTCTTGTTTAGAAAAGAATATAACTTTTTTCCAGATCTTGATGGATATGACGGATTTGAGCTTAGAACTATTAGAACAATGAATGGGGATCATTCGTTGCTTAGTAAGAAATATTCAGCTCCAGATGGTACAATTGCAAAAATAAGAGAAATAAACAAGACAATGGAATTTATTGCACTATGGGCAAGTGAGGTTGATGATATTTCTAAATGTAGAGAAACCGTATCAAGGGCAATCAAGATAAATGATCTACCACTATTTAAAAAGTCATCATTGAGGACTTTATGATTTAGATAGGAAAAGTAAATACTTGAACTACCGATGAAAGCGTCTTGGAAACCCAAGGCGTTTTATTATGCGCAAAAACAAGGAGGAACAGAAAGTGAAGGTAGTATGCAAAAGTTTTTCCTTTTAAAGGATAGCATTATTAGGAAAAGCTTTTGCAATATTAGCTTACGAGAAAAAAATACCCATTGAAAAAAATAGAGCAATACCAGCCAATACAAGTACTGAAATCAAAATTGGCATAGCTAACCTAAATAAAGCATAAAATAATACACCTGAAATTTTATCGCTACGCTTTCCCTTTTCAGCTGCATTTGCACCAGCAAACACTACGATTATTACTATGATAGCTATTAATCCGACGAATCCAAAAGCGACTTCCATCAATATCCTCCTAATATCATTATTTATAATTATAATATACTACATATCTTAATAATTGCAAGTTTTAACATATATTTTTATGGCCATAACTGAATTGCAAATGAATTTAAGTGTAAAAATGATATTATAAAACAGTAGTTGACAAAATCATAGATATTAAGACCGACGTATGGCTAAAAATTAAGGTGTGAATGTAGAATGAGTATATCAAGAAAGTCCAATAAGTTACCATTGACAGAACAAAGGATATATTATAAGTTTGAGTTAGTAATCAGTTTATAATTCTATAAAAGCATTTGTTGGAAATTACAGACTACATTGTTCGTATCTAAATTCGTCGATAATATTTTTATAGATTAAGAATTGGGGGGGGAAAAATATGAGTAATTTATGCGAAGAATATTTCAGTCAGATAACAACAGTATCTACAGGTGATTATCCTGAATATGGTGAGTATAGTGAGTATTTAGATTACCACGACTATTCAGATGGACCTGAAACAGGGGATGATGATTAATAGCGGCTTGAAAAAGGATATTTCTGTTATTATTAAAATAACGAACAATTGTAATATTGAGTGTATACATTGTTATAATGCTTCTAAGTCGAAAGAGGTAGCTTTTTTGTCTTTTGATAATATTGAAAAGCTATTTATGTTTACGATTCCAAATTATGATAGTGTTGTATTTATTTGGCATGGAGGAGAGCCATTATTATTCGGTCGTGAGAATTTCGAAAAGGCATTATTTCTACAAAGAAAATACAATATAAACAATTGTGTCATTAAAAATTTGATACAAACAAATGGGATATTGCTAGATGATACATATATTGATTTTTTGACTGAAAATCATTTTAAAATTGGTATATCTTTTGATGGTGCTTTTAACGAAATTCTTAGAGAGCAGACCAGCGATGTTGAAAAAGCACTTGAGCTCATGGATAAAAAAGGCTTAAAATTCGGGGTACTATCAACATTGTGTAACCAAACTATAAGTCATCTATCAGAAATATACGATTACTTTAATGAAAGAGAGATTAATTGGTCTTTTGGAGCTGTTTTTAGTGCTGGGCGTGCTTTGGAATTTGATTTAGGAATCGATATTGAAAAATACTTATTTTTTTTAAATGAGTTGATTGTACATTATATTTTTGACTTGAATGGTAAAGTTCGAGTTAGAGCTCTTGATGAATACTTATACTTACTTTTTGGGAAAAACCGTAGAGGTTGTTCTCACAGCTCATGTCTTTTCAAGTGGATAAGTATAGATCCCGATGGGTCAATATATCCATGTGGTAGATATTATCCTACCTCTTACAGATTAGGAAACATCAATGAAGTTAGCAGTTTACATGATGTTTTTGAGAGCAATGGCTATCAGAATTTATTAGCAGAATCGATAAATAGGCGGAAAGCCTGTATTGAGTTATGTGAACAATACAAGTATTGTCAAGGAGGGTGCAATAATCAATTTATTATTGATAATGGTACATCAGATTATTGTGTGATTTTCACACAATCGCTTTTATGTATAAAGTCAATCCTTGAATCATTAACATCCAGTGATATAAATAAGATTAATCCTAAATTACGAAGTATGATTAATACATTTTTGATTGATAAGCAATCTATGTAAATCAAAAAATATAGAGATAATCTCAACGTCTTGGAAAACCAAGGCGTTTTATTATGCGCAAAAATAAGGAGGAACAATTAATGAAAGAAGTGTGGAATAGCATACAGTATGCCTTTGCGGCAATAGGAGGGTGGTTGGGATGGTTTATGGGGGGATTTGATGGATTTCTTTATGCATTAGTAGTTGTAGTAGCGATTGACTACGTTACTGGAGTAATGTGCGCAATCCTTGATCGTAAGATTTCTAGTGACATTGGGGGAAAGGGAATATTCAGAAAGGTAGTCATTTTTTCACTTGTGGCACTTGGAAACATCATAGATATCAATATTCTGGGGCAGGTTGGAGTAATACGGACTGCAGTGATTTTCTTTTATATTTCCAACGAAGGAATAAGCATTCTGGAGAATGCAACAAGACTAGGTCTGCCTATTCCTGAGAAGCTAAGATCAGTTCTGCAGCAGCTAAACGAAGGAGGAGACAAAGATGGGAACTAAGAGAATATATCTGTCACCAAGCAATCAGCCTGACAATAAATATGTTGTAGGCAATACAAATGAGAAAGTTGAGATGGAGGCAGTAGCAGCTAAAATCAAGCAAATCCTGGATTCAGAATATGAATGTGAGACTGTTATAGCAACTACAAATCTAACCATAAATGCTTCAGGAAGGCCAAAGGAAGCCAAGGACAAGGGGTGTGATGTCTACCTGGCCATTCACTCAAATGCAGGTGGAAAGGGGAAAGCCAGCGGTGCTGTGGCCTTCTACCACCCAAACAGTGAGGGTAGCAAGGAGCTGGCTAGAAACATTGTCAGGGAGTTAAATACAATCTGCCCGTTACGGTCAAACAGGGATACAGCTGTTAAAAATGGTATGGAGCTTTATGCTGGCTATGGTCTAGCAGAAGTAAGGAATCCGAACAAGATAGGGATTACAGCGGTCCTCGCAGAAACGGACTTCCACGATAATCCGGCCATAGCAAAATGGATAATAGAAAACAAGGATATTATAGCGAGGGCCTATGTTGATGCTCTTGTAAAGACATTTGAGATCACAAAGAAACCAGCAATTATTGAAGGTAAGCTTTATCGGGTCCAGGCTGGTGCGTTCAAAGAAAAAAAGAACGCTGAGGAGCTTGTTTCAAAGCTTAATGCTGCAGGATTCGAGAGTTTTATAAATCACTCTTAGATAAGGTCAGTTAATAGGAGCTTCGTAAGTCATCGCTTACCAGCTCCTAGCTATTTTTTACTGGATAAATCTTGATATAGTTGCAATTTAGAGTGATATATACAATGATCCAATCACCTCAAATCAGCAGAATTTAGCAGAATATTTTTTTTGGATTCTTGATTTGATGGGACTTGGACCATTACTTGATAAAAGAAGCAAATTTTGAGAAAGGAGGTGTAATTCTTGAAAAATATGTCACTTGAAAATGTTCCTAGTTCTGTGTTCTCAGATTCCCTGAATCCTACAGTCTTTAGTAGAGAACAGTTCAAGCATTTTGGATCATCTGCATTGGAACCTAGATCAAATAAATTGAAAGTAGCGAGTTATTGCCGAGTGAGTTCACATTCAGATCCTCAAGAAGAATCTCTTGAGAATCAAATGATTCACTATACAAATTTAATAAGGAAAAATCGTGAGTGGCAGTTTGCTGGAATATATTCGGATCGTGGTAAATCAGGCACAAATCTGACTCGAAGAATTGGATTTAATAAGATGGTACGAGACGCGATGGACGGCAAAATTAACTTGATTCTGTGTAAGTCTATTTCAAGATTTGCCAGGAATGTAACTGATACAATCAACACTGTCAGGAGGCTAAGTGCAATTGGAGTAAATGTAATTTTTGAAAAAGAGGGCCTTGAAACTTCAAGCATGCAAAGTGAATTCATTCTTACCATGCTTTCTATAGTAGCTCAAGAGGAAAGCAGAAGTACATCATCCAACATAACTTGGTCAATTTCCAAGAGATTTGAAAATGGTGAACCTATTTTCCTAAGATTATTTGGTTATAAGAAGTATGATAAACGAACTATAGTTATTGTTGAGAATGAAGCTGAAATTGTGCGAGAAGCTTTCCGAATGTGTCTAGCAGGACATACAAACACACAGATATCGAAAGAATTTATTAAGAAAGGGTACAAGAAGTCTAACGGAAGAACGGATTGGTCACCTTCTTCAATTAAGGAAATGCTAAAAAATATCAGATACACAGGTGATGTTATTTGTCAGAAGACCTATACAAAGGACCATTTGAGTCATGAGGTTGATAAGAATGACGGGCAGAGAACGAAGTATCTTATTAAGAATAATCATGAACCGATTATCGATAGAGATACTTTTGATAAAGTTCAGGTTCTTATGAATAAAAAAGCAAGGGTACTGACTAAAGGAGATGCTCAGCGAAATCCTTTATCTGGGAGAGTAATATGTGGAAAGTGTGGTAATAAATTTCAAAAATATACAAGTAGTGGAGCAATAACTTGGAGATGTAGCCATCAAGTAAAAAGCAGTTTGTTATGCAATATAAAAGGCATTAAACAAGATCGAATTCAACAGATGATTGTAAGTGCTTTTGATAAACGATTCAATTTGAAGGTGCCTTCTCAAGCCCGGAAACAGATCACTCAAATGATTAGAGATATTAAATATTCTGAAAGCTCAAGAGATACCGAACAAAATCAACTGCGTCTGCAGCTCGAACGTGCATTGCTGGATGAGAATGAAGCTGTGTTCAGAGGGCTAGAAAATACTGAATTGACTAGGAAGCGCATCGATATAGAAAGGCAAGTTTCCATACGAGAGAAGTGGTGGTTAATGGTAGACAGTGATGATGAAATCAGGAGGAAAGCAATAGAATCATTGAACTCACTTTTAGAAAGTCAGTCCTGGTATTCCAGCCTACTTGAAACTAGAAACGACTTGGAATTCCTACGAAGTTGGGTTGTTAGAATTAAAGTGGAATCTCCAAGTAGCATCTTTATTGAGTGGCTGAGTGGTGAAACAACATTTACAAGATTTAATGAAGGGGATGATTAAACATGGTATCTCAGACACCAACTACGTCATTAAGTCCTCGTGTAAGAGTTATACCTGCAACAATTCGTACAGGCAGGAATGATGAGAATCCAGGTGGTACTAAAAAACGAATTGCAGCATACGCAAGAGTATCCACACTTATGGAACATCAAACATCATCATATGAGATGCAGGTTTCATACTACACAGAGTATATACAAAAAAATCCTAACTGGGAGTTTATAAAGGTGTATACAGATGAAGGCATAAGTGGAACCTCAATAAAAAATCGCCTCGGATTTATCGAGATGATTGAAGATGCTAAGGCCGGGAAAATCGACTACATAGTTACCAAGTCGATAAGTCGATTTGCTAGAAATACATTGGATTGTCTAAGCTATGTAAGGCTATTGAAGAACTTGGATAAGCCAGTTGGAGTATTTTTTGAAAAAGAGAACTTGGACACCCTGGATAGCAAAAGTGAGTTGTTCCTCACAATTTTATCATCCATGGCTCAAGAAGAGTCAAAATCATTGAGTCTTAATACAACCTGGGGGGTCATGAAGCGATTTTCGCAAGGGAAACCCCACATTCCGACTACTTACTTTCTTGGTTATGATACGGATAAAAATGGAAATATAGTTATTGATGAAGAGCAGGCTAAGACTGTCAGAAGGATTTTTAGAGAGTTCTTAGAGGGTAAAGGAACTGGAAGAATTGCAAAAGGATTGATGCAGGATGGAGTATTAACGGGTAGAGGTAAAAAGATCTGGACACCAGATTCCGTGGCCAAGGTGCTTCGCAATGAAAAATTTCAGGGCGACACAGTAGCCCAGAAGACTGTAACAATCGACTTTCTAAGCCATAAGCGTGTCCTTAATAAAGACCATAAGCCTAAATACTACATTCAAAACACCCATCCTGCGATTATATCAAAGGAAGATTGGAACGCTGTTCAGAAGGAACTGACAAGAAGAGGTGAAATGCTAAGGGATCCAGACAACAAGTACCGAATGAATTACAGCAGCATAGCACCGTTTTCAAATAAGCTGTATTGTGGGGCCTGCGAAAGGCCAGCAATACGTAGGAGGCTTACCTCCAAGAATAAAGGGGAGAAGTACAAGTTCACAGCATGGCAATGCAGAGTGGCAGCGCATAAGCATTGTGATGATGAGCTGGTATGTACTAGAAAGTACATATGGGAAACAGTTCTTGAAAAAGAATTCATGAAACTGCTATTGAAGATGAATAATGATAGGGCGAATATTATCCAAGAGGTGGAAAATGTCTGCTCAATCTATGATTTATCAACTGCTGAGAAAGAGAAGCTTAGAGAGCTCGAAGTGAGGCTTGAAAACATCGCAGATAGAATAAGCATACTTGCCACCAGAGAGAGCATGACAAGCGATCCAGTCTATGATGCAACAATGAGGCATATGATCTACGAACAGGAGATTGTACAGATGGAGTATGAGAGCTTAAGCAAGATGGATAGCGAGAGTAAATATCTCAATATACAACTTCAGGAACTGTTCGAATGCCTTGACTCATTGAAACCAGAGGATGGCTTCCGAGCAGACATTCTCGGTAAGACAGTTGAGAAGGGGATACTTCATGAAGACTACCGAGTAGAGTTCTGTTTCAAGTGCGGAGTTAAGAGAGACGTGTTTGGATACAGCGGCAGGTACCTGTAAAAGTTACAATACAATTGAATAAATGAAAACTTCCTCCAACTTGGGATAAAGTGCTTGCATAATATCCTGAGCAGAGTGAACATACCTATTAGTAGTCTTAATGAATAGGTATATCACTCGAGGAGGTTTTTTATTTGCAAAACAATGATGAGCGGCTATGGGTGCAAACCTTATGGAATCCACTTGAGGACAAGAGAAAAAGTCCGTTTGAAAGCACAGAAGAAGGAATAAGAGTGGCAGCGTATTGCAGGATCAGTTCAAACGCGAATCCAGCAAACCGGTCCCTTCAAAACCAGGTTAGCTACTACACGGAGTACATTAAAAGTAAGCCAAACTGGAAGTTTGTCGGAGTATATTTTGACGACAATATTTCAGGGAGGACAGTGAAGGCAAGGCGGAGCTTTCTTAGGATGATAAGGCATGCTGAGGAAGGGAAGCTTGACCTCATAGTAACTAAGAACGTCCAACGGTTCTCAAGAAACACCAAAGATCTGTTAGAGACCATAGCACACCTAAAGAAACTCGGAGTTGCTGTGTTTTTTGAAAAAGAAAATCTGGACACATCAACAGATTATAATGCTTTCTTACTTTCCATCTATGGTAGCTTGGCCCAGGCAGAGGTGGAAAACATGTCAGAGCAAGAACGGTGGAGCAATGAAAAGAAGCTCTTGAGTGGGAAGCCCATATTTAAAAGGATATTCGGATATGAGGTTGTCAAGGGAACAGGCGGTTCAGAGCTTAGAATAAAGGAAGAAGAGGCAAATGTAGTTAGGTGGATATATAAGCAGTTTTTGGAAGGAAAGTCAAAGTCAGAAATAAGCAGGGAGCTGACACGAAGAGGGATAAAGAGCCCAAGAGGGAATGCTATATGGGAATCAATGACAGTCAGTGCAATGTTAAAGCAGACAATCTATACGGGGAACACAGTAAACAGGAAAACAGCTAGGGACTTGTTCACCAATAAGGTAACAAACAATGAGGTAACCGGTGGGGTGATACTCATTGAAAATTCAAATCCACCGATAATTGACATGGATGCATACCTGAAAGTACAAAAGATGCATGAAAGCCTAAAGTCGAAACCAACTCAAAAACCGAGAAAAGAAGAACAACCGCTGAAAGGTAGGTTGTTTTGCGGATATGATAACTCAGTCCACCATCATTTATGGAATAATTCCGGATACAAGTACTGGGCATGCTATATAAGGGAAAAGCATATGGACAGATGCCCAACCAACTACATTAGAGAAGAACGTGTTGAAGACATGCTTCTTCAGGCGTTCAGGCGGCGGTTTAACTTTAATGAAGAGTCTGCGGTAAAGAAGTTGGAAGACATTATTCGCTGGGTGAATGAGAATGATCACTTCGAATTTCACAGGCTTAAATACCTGACAGAAATTGAAATCGCAGAACATCTCATTGGCGACAGGTTTACCTTCGAAGAAGTGGATGAGCTTAAGAGCCGATACGCAGAGTTCGAGGCGAGAATCAACCAGATTGAAGATGACAGGAAGTATCGGGATCAGGTTCTCGAATGGCTTATCAACATAAACACCTCTGAGGAGTTCCTATCAGGCTTGGATTTCAAGTTGATGAGGGCTTGGATTCTGCGCGTTACGATATATTCAGAGCAAGAATATGTAATCCATTGGATTGACGGTGTTGATACTGAGATAGGGGACATAAGGAGCTGCAGAGAAAGGGCTGAGGAGCTCCAAAGAAAGCATCTGGAGAATACTGAGCAACTCATGACTGATGCTTCAATTCCTGATCTGGAGCCCTCTCAGGTCGATATAGAGACTGCTGGAAGGTTGTTCCCGGCTAAGGATACAGTAACTGAGATAATACAGATAAAGGATGAAATCATCCTAAACTACAGGAAGGAGGAAGACATTATAGCTAAACCAGAAGTTATGCAAATTGACCACATTCAGCATATGAAGATGCTGCATAGGATACGTAAGGATATCAAAGAAAGTAAGGTTCCAACATTGCACGGTAAGCAAAAAGTGAAACTTAAGGTTGCAGCTTATGTGCGAGTGTCAACTGACCATGAGGAGCAGGAGACCAGCCTTAAGACACAAACTGCGTTTTACACATACTCAATTTTGAGCAATCCTGAGTATGCTTTAGCAGGTATTTATGTGGATGAAGGTATCTCAGCAACTACTACAAAGAAGAGAGATGGATTCAACCAGATGATAAGGGACTGCAAGGCTGGCAAGATTGACCTTATACTCACCAAGTCCATTTCAAGGTTTGCCAGGAACACGGTTGATGCAATCCACTATTCAAGGTTATTGAAGAACCTTGATAAGCCCTGTTTTATTTTTTTCGAGAAGGAGAACGTGAACACGAAAGACGAAAATGCAGAATTGATGGTAACGCTACTTGGGGCACTGGCTCAACAAGAATCTCGAAACATAGGAAGCTCTATTGCATGGGGAAAGAGAGCTAAGGCCAGCAGAGGAATCGTAAACGTCAAAAGGATCAACTATGGATATGAGTTCAACGAGCATAAGGAATGGGTAATCAAGGAAGAGGAAGCAGCAATTGTCAGGAGGATCTACTCAGAGTATCAAGCTGGTGTGAAAGTAATGGAGATAGCAAGGAACTTAAACAAAGATAAGGTAATTCCAGCCAGCGGATCCGGTCTCTGGGCTACTAGCAGCATAAACAACATACTGTTTAATCACATTTATAACGGGGACTATGTACATAACCACAAATATAAGAATCCCGAGCTGAAACAACCCCTAGTACAGAACCGGGGAGAGATTCCTATGATCCATATTGAGAATCACCATCCCGCAATTATCGATAGGGACATGTGGGAAAGTGTACAGCAACTAAGGAACCATAAGCAAAGAATCAGGAAGAAGATCAAACAGGAATTCGACGAAGAAGATAAGCGGAACGAGTCATTCGATGATAAATTCTCCTGCGGAGAATGCGGTAACTCATTCGGATTTACTCGATATTCGAATGTCAAGAGAGATAGATATTGGGATAAAGCAAGAGGTGAATGGAAACAGACGCGTTCAACAGATGCAACTAGTACTTCACTAATCTGGAGATGCAACCGAGCGAAAGATGGTGTAGCCAGAATATGCGATTCCAAGCAGTTCCCCCAGGAATATATTGAACTCAACTTCCAACACCTACTAATAGATATGCTAACAAATCCAGGTTTTCTGGAGGAGTACAATAGAGCGTATTCGGAGCTGGATCTGACCAGTGAAGAACTGAGAGTAGAAGCCAATTTGCGGAAAGAGATGGATGCACATTACCAGATGCTTTACGAGGCTGTCGACGAAGAGCTTAATGCGAGAGGTAGGGATTCCAGGAAAATAGAAAGCCTTACAGAAAGCCTGTTACAGTATCAAGTGCAGCTTAAGCATTATGATATGAAACGGGAAAGGCAATCCACACTCAAGAATGAAGTGGAGTGGTTCATGAAGAGCTATAATGCGAGTGACTTCATGATTAGCAATCCGCCTGATCTCCAAGGTATAGAAAATACTCGATTGGGAAAGAGAATACTAACTTCCGATATAATAGACACAGGACTGATGGTGGAAGAAGCCACTTTCAACAAGGAGCTATTCGAGAGACTGATCGAAGCCGGAAGAGTCTATAGTGACGGGAGGGTAGTTTTCAAACTGAAAGTTGGCATTGAATGGGCAGCCCCAATAACTTACGATAACTATGAGCGGCTAGTATTTAAGCGGATTAGGATCAAGAGCCTAATGAAGTATCTAGACCGCATTAACGGGCCAGAGGTAACAGAGTTGATGAAGTACTGTAAAACACCAAGAACCAGCAGAGAGATCCATGCATTCTTGGACACCAATACTCTAGAAGAAATAATGCGAACTGTAATAAACCCACTTGTTGAGATGGGACGGCTCAAGTACACAATTCCAAAGTTCATATATAGCCATGATCAGAAGTATTATTCTGAGTGACTCATACCTAAAATTCAATATCGAGTAGATTATGACCCACCTGAAACTGGATGAAAATTCAGTTTCAGGTGGGTTATTTAAGTTTGATATATTGAATTCTGACAAATGGTTTTAAATGCTGTACTTGTGGAATATAATATAGATGAATTAAATAGATAGTAACAGATACTAAAGAGAGGGAGTTTACTATGCACATTAAGCATGTGACCTTAAGGGTCAATAATATGGAAGAATCAATTAAGTTTTATGAGACTATTACAGAACTAACTATTTCTCGTCGATTTACCGAAGGGGCAGCAGAAGTCGCATTTCTTACAAATGGCGAAGGTGAAACTGAAATTGAACTACTTTACATTCCTGAAGGCCAAAAGTTTGAAGGTAAAGGCATGTTCATTTGTTTTGAAACGGATAAATTGGATGAGATGCATAAGTTTGCCCATGATAAGAATCTTAAACCATCACCAATACAAATCCCTAATGACGGTACTCGTTATTTCTACGTTTATGATCCCAACGGAGTCTCAATACAACTACGAGTTTTCCCTAAGTGATTTCTCTAAATGATATATACCAGTTGTGACCATTCATACTTTGTTGTCAACGGGAAGTACGACATTTTTGAGATTAACGAGGTGCTGTTCAAATATGATCAAGGTTATTAGGAGGGTGAGCCGTGGATTACTTGTGGTTAATAATACCTCTTGCTATTGTTGCAGTTTTGGTGATTGCCTTGGGGATTTATTTGAAGAACAAAACAAGAAATAATTCTGAGAAATTCAGTGACGAGAAAAACTTATTGCCATTAGTTGCAGAAATAAACGATATTGAGCAAATTCAAGGACTTGGGATAACCATACCACTGGAGCTTTTGCCTGCAACAACCCAATTTGACGAAAAAAGCATGTTTGAAATTACCGACAGTACTGTAGTAGCTCGAATTTCAGA